GGCTGACGGCTCAAGAAGACTCTTGAGGCCGCCGCCAGTGCTGGTGTTGCCACGGCAGCTATTGTCGAGAACACAAACCATCCGGCCCGGGAGGGGTCGGTCACAGACTCTGGATCATATTCCAGTAGCCACTGACCAAGGGTAGTAACACCAGCGGTGATGCTCCCCACGGTCGAAGTAGGCATGTTTGCGATATTAACTCCCGAACCAGCCCACGGTGTGGGGGTACTGGCATTCGCGCCAGCGCCCGTAGCCACAGTACTGAGCAATGTTGAGTTAAGGATGTACTTTCCTGCTCTGATGACACGGAGGACATCCGTGTTAAATGAGACAGACTGGGAGGTAACTCCCGGGACATCCAAAATCGGCGATCTGTTGTTCTGCTTCACTTGAGCACTCTCCCAGGGAGAGGCCGGTGTCGCATCAGCGCTAACGACCAACTCGGCTGTCACGTCGTGTGTTGTCGCCCCCTGAGGGACGGACAACTCCACTTCGTAGTCGACGTAGATCTCCCCAATGGGCACTCCTGTGCTTCCTTGGGTGGCGATGAACAGATTACCAAGATTATACATCTTGACATCAGTATTTGGAGGTGGTAAGTCATTAAGTACGAACCGCTTAACTTGGGCCCCGTTGGCCTTGGCGACCAGATCCATAGTGGACCTGCTCCAGCTAGAACAACGAGTTGCGTTTTGGTTCATCATGAAACTTGTCTTCCCCAGTGGGGCGGAATCACTGGCATCATAATCGATGCACAGCATGACCACTCCTGAGGTGGAAGTCGAACATGATGGTTCATAGCGCAATCTGAGCTTGCGGAACTTGTAGTACTCAAACGAGACTGCAATGTTTGAAAGGTAAGGAAACACGTCCTCATTACCTGGATTTAAGGCAAGAGTTCGCGAGTCGAAATCCGCTGACCCATTGAGATCTGCTACATATTCGGTGTGTTTAAACACTATAACACCGTCTGGTGTGGAAGAGATCTTGGGCTTTTGGATGACGACCTGTCGAGTGGTCGCTACGGGGACCGACTTCGTGCGTCCCAGGGTTGGTTTTCCCTGGGCACTAGCTTTGCTCTTTTGGGCTGAGCGGGCCATAACAGATTGATTTCGAGTTGACATATTGGATACCCAGGAACCACCTGGGGACTATACATCACTGGACGACCTCGTACATAGAGGGAGCGCCGTGTAGTCTCTCGGCATTTTGTTTAGCACGGAAACCGTTTTGGGCAATTATGTCCAGCAACCCAATTGCTGCGAACCTAGTGCAAAGGCTGGAGCCCATCTCTCCTGAGATGAGCCATGTCGCGCCACGGTACGGAAAGCACAGGCTTGAGAGTCATGGGGGGAACCGGGGGCAGAGCGGAAGTCATAACGACTCCATTTCTCCACCTCTCGATATCCTCGAGACTCATGGGCTTGTAGCCACCGCTTTTGGGTGCCAGAACATCTTTGTTCCGGGAAACCCTCTTAGGGAGAACAGGCTTGTTAATAGTCCGAGCACGATCAGCTGAAAGTGCGAGGGCCATCCATGAGTCCATAATCTCGTTCGAGGGTACACCTGTGTAGGGCACGCCTTGCGTTTCTTGCGGAAGTAAGCGATACTTGGCCATTTTGTCCTTAACCAGAGCAGACACTGTCTGTGTAGCACTGGTCCCAAGAACACGATAAAGCTGTTGGTCAGGATTTAAACTGAACCACTTAGCCCATTGTCGCTGTTCACGGGAGAAGCTCGGCCGTTTCAGGCTGTACTGGGGGTCAATTCCATAACCTCCGAGACAAACTGGAATAAACCAGTTAGGGCGATGTGCGCGCGTGCGTTCCCAATCACCAGCCCACCGTTGAAAGACGGCAGGTAGGATACCTTTCGCGGTAGGGTCGAGTCTGAACATCTCGTTCAAACTTCTCCCGATCGTGTCCGGTGTCATCACTCGGCTTGAGTGTGTGAGAGGGTCCCAAAGAAGCGCGGCATCTATGTTGCTGTTTCCGTTCTGTCCGTATACAAGCTTTTGGTTGAGATAACCGAAGCGTTCTACGGAACCTGTCTTCTTATTGATCTCGAAGTTCTGACTGTTAATCTGGCACATGGTGTCAGAACAGTAGTTCTTCCCGGGAGAAAGGACAAAGCCGACATCGGCGACGTTCTTCTTCCAGATCGTGTAGAGACCAGGTGTTGACATGAACAGAATATCATCACCGTTGACAATTACTGTTTTCATCACTTCTGTGGCGAAACCCCGGATAGTCCCGATTAAGGTCTCAAGGGCCTTGACACGGGGATTGAATTCAAGCATGTACTCGGCCACATGCCGAGCGTTCTGTTTGCGGAGGAGATTATAAATATCTCTCAACTCCACTCTCAGAGTCTGTTTGACCAATCGCTTTTGGGTATACAGTTTGTTCAACGCGGCCGTCTTCCACTCCTTGACGGAGCGGGCGAGGACGGCCTTATTGATGATACAAAGCAATGCAAAGCTGAGGGGGTGACCCATCAGCTGCCCGTTTGTCTGTTTGGAAATGTGGTTTTCCGCGAACTTGAACGTCTTGCCGTTTGGCAAAGTCGTGTTCAGGGAGACCCGCTTTCCGTCGCTATCATACGTGGGGAATATGATATTGGCAGGTTCGAAGCTTAGGCGAGCAATCTCTGCGTCAGCGAGGTAAGGTAGTACACCTTCCAGACTGGCCTGACTGACATCCAAATGGAGCCAGTCTGTAGCCGCAGAGTAGTCGCCCGAAACCAAGAATGTTGTCAATGTCTGGAACTTAGCGTAAGCAGACCCGAGGGTCTGCACCAAGGTTTCGACAGCATTTGTCATAGTGTTCGATGGATTCGTCTTCCAGGAACTGATCAATTGGCCCTGACTGGGCTGGAGGGAATTGGCCATATAGCCATCCATCTTCGAGATCATCCTGAACTTGGCGGGCTCCTCAAGAGCCACCATCTGAACTTTGTGCAAGTCAGTCGACACACCGGTCGTAACTTCCTCCTCATGTTCCGCGACAACCTTCCAAACACAGCTTTCATACTGTGTTTGCTTCCACTCCTCAAGAGAAGTAAAAAGAGAGGGCAGTCGGTCGCGAATGAAAGAATCACGAAAGATCGATCTGTCTGGGCTGTTCGAGCCCGTCTTACTAGACGAACTGGGTAGAACCAGAGGAGTCACGAGTGATCCAGTGCCGCCGTATTGGCGGGTTTCCTGGATACAACCAGCACCTGAAGGCATGAATTTGCCTGGTGCCGGAATGTGACGCCCAAGATGTTCTCGGCTGTAGTTCCGAACGTACTGGAGCATTGAGGGAGAGGTCTCTACGGGTTCCCCGCAGAGTCTTTCCTCACACTTTCTATACGCTTGGACAAGTTTCGCTTCGCTTTGTACCGGCCACATGGTCTTGCTCTCGTAAAGAGACAGGACGAGTGACCGCGCTCGAAGTCGGGTCTTCGCAGACCTCCGACTAAAAGCAACATTGAGAAACGTTTCCAGCCAACCCTTGAACAAAGGCTGCTTGCAGCTCGGTGGGGGGGGCGTGGGTTCCTTGTCTTTCATCAATTTCTGTTTTCGAACAGCGTTGTGATATTTCAAGTAGTCCTGCGCCTCATCCCGTGACTCGAGGTCGGCCAACACGTTAATAATATGTGTAACCGATTTCAGGAATCCGAGCCTTTGCTTACGACAAATAGTCTGACCATCCATATAGGTAACTATTGGTATCAGAATTGACGTTGTGAGCGTTAGGACATTCTCATGAACTGGTATGGGCTTTCTTCTGCTTGAAGTAGGCCACGCCATCATGAGAACATCGGAGACGGAGTCATTAATCCGCGCTGTATGCACACCACTGTTGTGGCGGTTAAACGCTGCGACTCGCATCTCAGTACTAAGGGTGTACCAACACCCCCCTTTAGGCTGAGCCCCACTACTTGTGGGTACTGGTTTCGTTTTCTTATCTTTATGATCCTTGACAGGCTCCGGTTTGTACCGGAGCAGTTGAAGAATCGAGGAAAA